ACCTGTGGCCAACCCTATAACCATCAGGCTGACGAATCCCGTCCACACATGCATTCCCAACGCTGCCAAGATCGCAAGTGGCACGACATATCCCAGGAGTCTGCTTCTGTTTGTCATCTGTCTTCGCCTTTCCGGCCGTCTCAGCTGCGGCCCTCTGTCATGGTTGCTGTGTGATTCATGCCTCCAATGCGCTGGTCATACGACGCTACAACTACCAGTATTTCAACGGGTTGTCGCACTCTGTTACGGCCATTGTGTCTTGTTCGTCGGCCGCGCATTTCGGATCAGGCTGCCGCAACCAACATAGCACCAGACCGACAGGACACTGCCGCCGGTCGCAGCGGGCACCAGCACTCGGCGGTATGTGCTGTGCATACCACGGAAGCCCTCCAGTTGGTCAATCGGGGGCAGGGACATCTGAGGATCGCGAAGAGTAATGATCTCTCCTCTTATCATATGCCAGTCGGTCTCATCACGGACCGCGTCAACTATCAGGTCCGCCGGGGTGCGTTCCTGTGTTGCGACATCCGCCAGCGGGTCCAATGTCCCGACCGCGAGGATGTCGCTATCCGGCACTCTCAGCACAGGTATCCCCGACGGGAGTTCGTAGAGCCTACCTCGCACTGTGACCTCCTCAACGAAGACCGCAGACCGGCAGTAAACCTCGTGATTCCAGTAGCCGCGCTTGAGCGTGCCGTAGACGAATAATCGGAATAGGTGGTTGTGGCTCATATCGATACGCCTCTTTTGGCTGTCGCCGCTCCGGCTTGAGCCACGAAGTCGAATGGTATCCGGCGAGATCTGGCAAGACCATAGCAGCTCAGCACACAGATCGTCATTGGTTTGAGCGTCAGGCGTTCCCAAACGGCAACATCCGCCAACGCCGCCTGCAGATACTTCCCGGACGACGCATAGAAAACAGCGTCCAGCTTGGGGTGGTATATCAGTTCCAACGGCTTGTTACCCTTGATGATGACCACGTTGCCGGGATCGCTCTTCGCCACAATGACCGCGCTCATCTGGCCGCGACACAGGGCGAGACGCTCGCGGAGGGCATTCACGTCTATGCAGCCGTCGGCAATGCAGGCGTCCGCAATCCGCCCAATGATCTCGCTGTCTACCTCGGCATGCCTGCTGAAGCGGAACCGATGGAATAGGTAGTCGGCGTTGAGAATCGTGCCATTGTGAGTCACCAGGCAGTTGCCGGTCCGCAGTGGATGGTTGTTCTCGTTGACCGCAGCGTTGCCCCGGGTCACGAAGCGGGTGTGGCCCATCAGCACGGTGACTCTGTTATCCACGTCGCCCAGCACCTGCCCGAAAGCCTTGTCACGCACAAACTGGCTGGCCGGAAGCGGCCTCTTGAACAACCTGTGCTCGCCGTCTCGGTTCACCCAGGCAATACCGGTCGCGTGCGGTCCGCGCTCCTTGCTGAGTTCCAGAAGCCTGGTGAACACCCAGGTCAGGTAGTCAATCTCCTCTTGCGTGCGTCGCTTGGCTCCGAATATCACTCCTGCTTGTCCGCACATCCGGACTCACCCCCTTCCGTTGCCTCGAAGCCTCTGAAGATGCCCTCGGCATACTGCTTCCTGTTCTCGTGCACCCAGAGCGCCGTGGCGTAATGCTCCATCTCATATGCAAGCTCGACTACCATGGGCACGTCAAGCATGTTGGTCTTGCCGGAGAGCCTGACTGCTTTCAGACCCTCCAGCACATCAGCCGGGATCGGCACCTTAGTTCGCTCCATTGCCCACCTCCGATGTCTCGACGGCAGGCTTCGGGTTCGTCGGCTTCGGCCTGCCGTTTTTCCAGGCGGCGTCACCCGGCATCGCATTCAGGAGATGCTTTCTGGCGGTCTTGAACTCGTCGCCGATCAGTCCAAGGTGAAGGAGGAACAATAGGGTCGAAGGAGGGCGCGTTACCGGTCCGAAGACCGGCACGTTTCCCTCCAGCGCCCTCCGAACCGTGCGAGCGGCTTTCACCGCACACGGCTCTCCAGAAACCACTGGTATCACCAGTAGAGACCTCTATAGCGAAGTCGGCCTTTGTCGGTGATATCCCGTGCCAGCTTATGCAGCGATTTGCGCGGAACGGATGCGCAGACCAGAAAGACTGTGCGCTCGACGCCACTCTGCAGGGTCGTTGTCGCACACCAGGTTTTCTGCCCGCCCCGAGGGTTACTCGGTTGCGGCGGACATCTGCGTATCCAACGCTGCGCTGCTTGGCTCAGGTACATCTTGTGCTTGCGGCCCAGGTAGCAACCGTATGCCCAGAATGTATGGTGTAGCACCTTCTGGAACACGTGGGCTGGGGCTGAAGCACAGGCGTAGTAGTTCATCCAGCCGGTCAGCTTTGCGTTGATTCGGCGGATGATATCTACCTCGTCGTCCTGAACCCGTTGGCAAAGGTCCCTGACTTGCTGTATTGTCTCCCGGGCGGAGTCATAGGGGATGACCAACTTGACCCGTGGCGTTTGAGTCGGGATTCTCTGCCTGGCCACCATCTTGTAGCCAAGGAAGATGAATCCGTCGGTGATGTGGGTGATTGTTGTCTTCTCCGGGCTTAGGACCAGCCGGAGATTCTCCCACAGCCATCGAGTCAGGTCTTCTTTCATCTCCTCCGCTCTTGCCTTGGAGAGGTTTCGCAGTACGATCACCCAGTCGTCGGCGTACCGCACATAGGTGAGCTTGGGCTTTATCGGTTCCTTCAGATACGGGGTCTGTTTGCGCTGCGCTATAAGATGCCACAGCCGCGCACGCAGTTCTTCATCGGTGCCATCCGGTTTCTGTTTGCCGGCAAGCATCTCGCGGATACGCTGGATCTGCCCCCCGATACGGTTGTAGTCGGGGTTGGTCCTGGCGTATTTCTCCTGGGGTGTCTGCGGCTGTTGCCGGTTGGCTCCATAGGTTTCCTCGATATACCTGTCCATTTCGTGCAGGTATATGTTGGCAAGAACCGGTGATACGATCCCGCCCTGTGGCGTACCGACCTTGGTCGGGTTCCACATGTCCATCTCGAAGTATCCTGCCTTCAGGAACTTCGCTATGAGCTTCAGGAACCGGTCATCACTGATGCGCTTCTCAAGCAGGCGCAGCAGGATGCTGTGGCTGACATTATCAAAGAACCCTTCGATGTCGCCCTCAATAACCCAATCCATCCTTGCCTTCGGATAGTTGTAGACGGCGTGGAGCGCCGTGTGGCAACTGCGCCCTGGTCTGAAGCCGTGTGAGCAGTCCAGAAAGACCGGCTCATATATGGCCTCAAGAACCAGCTTTATGGCGCTTTGCACCACCCTGTCCGAAAACGTGGGTATTCCAAGCGGTCGGAGCTTCCCCGACTTCTTGGGGATGTAGACGCGCCTTACCGGGTACGGCGTATAGGTGCCGTCTTTGAGCATTGCTGCCACCCTTTCGGCTTCGGCGGGGTTCCAGTGTTGCTTGGTCTTACCGTCTACGCCGGGCGTGTATGCCCCCTTGTTGTCTTCTATCTGTTCGTAAGCGAACATAAGGAAGTCCACCTGTGTGATCTCCCGGAACAGTCGGTCAAACCGCTTGTCCGGGTTCTGCTTGGCAAGTCTTGCCAGTCTGTGAATACGATGAGCTACGATCATTTGAGGTCTTGTCCTCTCGTTAGTTTAGGTATTCACTGGTCTCCTGGCCCCCTTCGCTCCGTGAGCATTACCTCACATCACAGCTACTATGGGGCCTCTGCCGTCTGATGGGCATTCCCTCGCTAACAGGGTCAACCATCCCACCAGACTTCTCCGGTAGCTAAGTGCGCATTTGTTCGATGAACTTAGGCTTCTCATTTACGCCGTTGGCATGCGATGCATACCTGTTGGAGCCGGGCGTTGGGGTTGGACAGCCCATTGCCCTCGGTTCAGAGTGTCCCTTTCATGTGTCTTCGCGTAAAGCACATTTAGACTCCAGCACCCCGTCGGCTTGGTGAGGTGCCCGTACGATTCACGGACAGACGTTGAGATTCAGCCAGTCTAGGCTTAGCCATATTCATCTGCCTTGAGGAACCTCTACAGCGGCCAAAGCCCGCCTGTGTTCCCCGTTGTCCCGCGAGAGCTTGCCGCCCCGGACCGGTTATGCGGTCCGACACGTCGCGGTAGGTCGTGCCTCTGTCCAGGCACGATGGTTTAGGCTGCTAATGCAGCCCCACTTACGCACTTAACCCGAACGGACGCCCCCCGGAAGTCATACTTGGCGCTGGCGGGATTGAACTCCCGCTTGCGGCTTGATGCTCCTCTGCTGTTCAGAGCCTTCGCAGCGATGGCAAGCACGAACTGAATGGCGGCTTTCACCTTGCCAGCGTGCAGAGTAGCCTGGAACCATCGGAACTCGACGGTGCCTCGGTACCAAACGTTGTGCAGATTCACACCGTGGTACCTCGTCTGATCGTAGTGCTGCGGGTGGTGATTGTGGTAGCCGTACCAGATGCGGTTCATCTGCTCGCGGGTCTTTGGACGGCTGCGCTCTATCTTGGCGATGAGTTCCGAACTGACCGGCTTCGTGTAGTTCCTGAGCCTCGATTCCTCGACACCGAGCGCTGTCAATATCAGCGGCTCCTGCTTGTGCACGATCTTGGCAAGGTTGCCGAGGGTCTTACCATCAAAGGCGGTCGCGTCAACGTGAATGTGGATGCCGCACTTCTGGTCGACGGTAGCTCCGCATCCGCGGATCGCGCGCACCACCTCTTGCAGCGTTTGAATATCTTCGTAGTTGAGGACCGGCGAGACCACCTCGGACCTGAGATTGGCCGGCACGCTTGTTAGTGAGGAGTCGGCAACGACCATCCACGTTCGGCCTCGCTCATCGACTACGTGCCAGGGATCGTAGCAGCTTGGGATTCCGACGTGCTCGACGCTTACTCCCACCACGGACTGGATCGCGCGAGCCACGTCCCCACGGCTCCGCTTGATAGTTTCGATCTCGACCCCGAACCTGAGTTCCTGGAGTTTCACTTCTCGACCTCCGAGTTTGAGAACTGGCAGAAAACATGTTTGGTGTTCCTGCTGTTCAATGAATGCCTCAAACCCCAGGAAACATCAAGTCTAACGAGCCGGATTTCCGAGGAATCTGGTGTTCTTTTTCAGGCGTGGAATGATTGGTGCAGGGGGTAACGGATCACCCTGGGATGGCCTCGCCGTGGTCAATACCGGCATCGAGCAGGGCTTCGTTTAGCCACTGGACGTGCGCTTCTTCGCGGGTGATCCTGGCCATCACCGCCGTGAAGTCGTCGGATAGGTCCATCGGCAAACCGACTGCCTCCTCTATTCGCCGAATTCTGGCATCGAGGTTGGCGAGCAGGTCGAGCACGTGGTTTCGGATAACGCCATCTCGCTTTTCGGAGGGCGATGGGATGAACTCGGTCATCCCGCCGCGTCGTTTGACCAGCATTATGCTCTCCTCTAGCTCAAGGTCGCGCCCAGGGAGTGGATGCGCAGGTAGATCAGGTTGTTGCCGGTCATCACGGCCTTGTACCTCACGCGGTTGCCGGTGGGGTTGGTGAACGCCCGCAGGAACACATACTCCGTCCAGGTCTGGTCCACTTCGCGGGTAGTATCCAGAGTCATCGGCTCCCAAGTCTCGCCGCCGTCGTTGGAGGCGAACCAGTTTATCGTGCAGCCACTGGGGATACTCATCTCGGCGTAGACCTTGGTGGATTCAACGCCCTGGGTAAGCTCGTTCTCGCGGGAGATGTAGGTCCCCTCGACGCCGTTCAAGTAGCCGATGAGGTTCACATCCTTGTAGTTCAAGGCTGGGGTATCGTTCGGGGCGTTGCTCGTGAGCCTGGCTCGAACAAGAACCCGAGTGGCGATGTTGGGAAGCCGCTCTTCCTCGGCGGGGACTATCGCGTCCCAGGTGACACCACCATCGGTCGAGTACTCCCAGGTCATTCCCGTCCCTTGTGGAATCGCGGAGTACTCGTCCAGGTTCAGATCGCTGAACTGCACGCCGGTTACTTGCTGAAATCGGATTTCCCCGGAAGCCGCGAAGTCATACCCGTAGATGCGCATGTTGAGGTCCGAGCCGTTCAACGGAGTCCAGGTCTCGGCGTTGGAGCTTTCAAGCAGCACGCCCTCCGCGTATGTCTGGCGAGTGATGACGCCATTTCTGCCCATCTGACCGAGGCTGGCGATGCGGACTCGGTAGTTCGTGGAGTTGGTGAGCAGCACCACGGCGACGCTCTGGTTGGCCTGGACATAGAACGGATCGTTGAAGACGACCTTGGTTTCCGCGTTGAGGGCTATCTCCGACGGTGCGACGACCTTCTCGGCAAGAACCGTCTCGTTGGGGAGGCCGGTGGTGACGCCGCGAATCTGGACTGTCACTGGAATGGATGCGTCCTTTCTCGTGAAGTACAGCCCTATAGCGGAGAGCATGCGGTTCTGGGTGAAGCTGAATGTCTGCGCGAGCGGGTCACGCCGGGTGCGGGCAGGCACAGTGCGCCAGACGATTCGCTCGACCGGCACGCGGATGATCCGAGGTTCGACTTCACGGATGATCGTCTGTTGCTGGACGATTGTCTGTTGCTGGATGATGGTGTTCGTGACCTCGACACGCTCGATTCGGGTGACAACCAGCGGATCGTTAACCTGCAGCATCGCCTGGGCGGAATACGTGCCGTCGGTCATCTCGACGATCCGGTTGCCGTTGTGTGCCGTTTCGGGGATGGTGAATGAACACGTCACGCGCCCGGCTTGGTCGGAATGGACGTCACTTGCCACGACCTGGCCGTCGCATCGAACGGTGATATTGGTAACACTGGGCGTGAAGTTCGAGCCTGTGACGGCGATTCCTGTCTGCCCACTGCGGCCAATGTTTGGCGTAACCTCTATCATCGCCGGCGGCTTTTCGAAGACGGCATAGGGGTTGATATTCTTCTCCTCTGACCAATCGAGCTGCTCGACGAGCACGCGCTCCGTTGCCGGAAGCAAGGCCAGACTTCCCCTGAATAGAGCGTTGCTGTGCGCCTGGTCGACCTCGAGCACCCGGGGAGTGGCGGTGCGGCCTGGGGCGACGAACTTGCGAACGCCATCGATCCGTGCGCTCCACTCGGAATGGAACACATCCGACTGGGCTTCGTTCGAGAAGTCGTCGGAGTAGATTCCTTTCTTGGTCTGGGCGTCCCGGTTCTGGAGATTGTTGTTCATCTGGTACTGGGCGTCGTTGTATTTGAGATCCTCCACATCCTGCATTACCTGGTGGATCTGGGCCATGGTGATCCGGTTCAGGCCGAAGTTTCGGACGGTCATTTCCACTGAGTTCGGCGGGCAATCCACGCTGGCGAGCGCAAGAGTGCCCTCCGGCACTATCGGGAGCTTCGGAAAGTCCGAGGGTGCACCGTCGATGTGCAGGATTTCCCTGGCAGTCGCATAGATGATGTCTTTGCGGCCGAGGTAGTAGTCGTAGTCCACGCTGCAATTCGACCCGCTGACCGGATCACTTCCCACACCCGTCCTGCCGAAGTTGATGACGCTTGTGTTCCCCAATACTATCTCAGGCACGGGCTGCGAAAGCCCGCTGGAGTTGGATGAGGGCGGGCTACTTGTCGTCGTCTCGTCCACTCCATCGTCTGCGTAGGAAGTCACTCCCGGGCCGAGTTCTTTGAGCCGCTTGAAGCTGGTTCGGCCCGTATTGGGCGACGCACGGTATATGCGATAGCCTGTCGCGCCGTTGATCGGTCTCCACGTAATAAGGTTGACATCTCCCGCGGCGGTCTGGCGCGAGACGACTCGGCCGCCGATGTATTCCGTCTCGCCGGATGCCGAGAGCGCCGTGACTACATAGTGGTACTGGGCGGCCGCCGGATACCCCGACTGTCCGAACCACCCGCCGTCGACGTAGTCCGTGCCCTTGACCATCTGCTTCACGTAGGTCCAGCGAACCGTATATGTCGTGCCTATGGCTGGTTCATTGCCGGAGCCGAGCCAATCCACGTTGTTGCCGGACTGCTGCCAGTCGGTTCCTTCCGTGAATATGGTAGCCCCCTGGCTGACCTCCAGAATGTCGACAACCGGATTGGGTCTGAGCAGGTCTTCTCCGCCTCCGACCGATCCGCGAGTGACGTTGGCGGTTATCTCGACGATTGCCTCGACCTGGGTAGTCTCCTCGAGAGGAGAGCAGTTCAGAGCATAACGACGCTGATTGACGTTATACGTCTTCTGCTCGCCGCGCACGGACTTCGTGGCGACCGATTTGGGCACGGTGGTGGTTGTAGGCAGGTCTTTCTGCAGACGGAACCCCTGGATATAGGCGCGGCCCGCGTTGGTGACGACCTGGACGCTTGAGCCATCGTTGCCGCCGATGAAGCTGTCAAACCCACGCACCAGGTAGCTCCCAGCCTGGTCATAGGTGCGTTCCGCGAGGTTCTGCAAGAGCGAGTTCAAGCCTTCGGCCGCCGCGAAGTTGAGCTGGTCCTCGGTGATGGACGACACCGTGATCCTGCTGCCGGGGAGCGTGCCGAGTAGGTCGCGCAGATACATGTTCGACTTCTCTTGGATCGTAGCAGTAACTTCGCCGGTCTCGCGGTCGAACTTGTAGATCGGGACGACCTTGCGCTGTGTGACGTTGTTGGGAAGCGCATCGCCTGAAGTATCCCGCTCGCGAAGCACGAGCACCCACTTCTCACGCTCGGCGGTCGGCTCCCCGGTCGCAGGATTGATGAGCATGGCGTCCTGGTTATGGGTGTAGTTGTACTTCAAAAGCTCGACGTAGACGTAGTCGACGCCGCTAGTCTTGGCGGGATCGTAGGTGAGGGTCGCGCCCGGCACCTGCTCTATATGGCCGTCGATGTAGACCACGCCGACTGAGAGCATGACAACGTTTCCTGCCACCTGGGGCACGAGGCCGCCGATGATCGCGCCTTCCTTGAATAGTAGATCGGCCAGCTTCTTGCGCTCGCGGATCGCGATATCCTGCTGTTCGTTCAGTTCCGAATCCAGCAGGTCGCGGTCCTGGTGGTAGCGAACCCGCTTGTAGTTCTTGGCCGGGTCGAATGTGTCTCTGGATATGGACATGATCGCCTCCTAGATCTTGATAACCCCGACGAGCTCCACCCGCGTATCGGATGTCTTGTTGAAATCGGGGATATTCTTCACCTCGTAGAGGTGGCCGGGTCTTTTCACTTGCCCGGACGGATTTGTCGCCGGGTCATACACGCCGCCCTCGGCGTAGTCGGACTGGTGACCGTCGACATACTCGACGTTGCCGCCGAAGAAACCGTATTCGCGGATCGTGACGCCGTTTGCCTCGGCCTCATCGAACCGGAAGAAGACGCCGATGATCTGGGTTTCCAGCCCGGTCTCGGAGTAGCGGACGCCGTTGACTTCCAGGACTCCCTGCGGGTCTTCGGCGAGAAACGCAATCTTGTAGCATCGCTTCCTTGCGCGCTCGTGTTTGAGCGCCGTTTGGTCCACGCTCACGTCCGGCGGGTTCATTGGATCAGTGAACGTCTCGTCGCCGTCACCTATGGCGCAGTGTGTTATCCCGTCGATGGGATCGCCTTTGAGCAACCGGGCCGTGAGAACGCGGCCGCTTCGTGTTATGAGTCCAAGTGACATCGTGTTGTCCTTTCACACTTCTATGATGTGGCTTTCGCGGAGGATCACCCCAAAGACGGTCTGACGCATGTCGGCGTCCGGCGCAAGTCTCGTTGTCGTCCGTATTTCCAGGTCGGACGCGAGCGCCATCAGGCAAACGATCACGGCGGCGACGCCACAGTTTGCGATACGGGTATTGCCTATGCGCCAACCCTGATCCGCCTGCAGATAGGCGCTCCTGCCCACGATAGGAAGAATATCCGACCATTGCTCGATTCCGCCCCATGCGCTCTGCAGGCAGTCGACCAGCCGCTCGATGGAGTTGGAGACGGCGATCCGCTGGTCACCGCCTACCGACAGCCTTCCGCTGACGGCGACAGAAATGTCGGAGGCAAGCAGCGTGGGATTCGGCACCGAGATCAGAAGATCTCCGTAGACCGTCCGAAGCGCGCGGGACCGCAGCGAGAGATCGAACTGCTTCGCCACCGGACGCGCTATCTCGGCACGAACGTCAAGGCTTTTGAGCAGGGCATTCGATACAGCAACGCGCTCGTCGGCGAGCACATTCCTTGCATTCAGTGCGATGGCCTGCAGATCGCAGCTCTTGGCGAAGGCCGCCACCTCATATATGGCCAGACGTTCGTCGTAGAGGACTGCGATGGCTCCCGTGGTCACGATGCCTATATCCGCGGTGACGACGTATGCGCCGTTCACGGCAAGAGCGGAATCCACCAGGATAGACGCTTCCGCTGTCACCCCGACCGCGCAGTCGATATCACAAGCAATGGGTATCCCGGTCGGCTCGTCAGTGCCGGCGTCGTCTCCCCAGTCCCACACCGAGGCGAGACCGGCGTTGCGAAACTGGACTAAGCGCGGCGACGCCGCTCCCGCTCTGGGCGTTACGGTAGTTGCTTTGCCGTTACGAGTCGCCACGCCTGGTCAGCTTTCCTGCAATGCTCTTCGCCTGGCCGCACATGCGGACGATCTTCGTACTCGGGACAAACACACAGGCTTTGCTCTCGACCGGGTTTTGCTTGCCTACTCTCGTTGCCATACCTACTCCCTGATAGCGAATCCTCTCGTCCCGATGTAGAAGAACTTGTAGGTTATGCCGTTCCCGGCGTCTATCACGTCCTCCGAGACACCCCAGGAGGTCGATGTCTCATACACCTCGATTAGCTGTCCCCGTATCTCCGACTGGCCTGTAGTAGTGCAGTAGGCCCAATATGGGAAGATGCCTATCAGGTTGTAGCGGCAGTCGTTTGCCGCGCTGCCATAAGCCCCTCCGGCCGAACCCGCCACTTGGACATCGATCAGCGAGGTGTTCCATCCGGTGTAACGCGAGGCGGTATGAAGCTGAGTGAGCGCGGTGTCGCTGCGAGACATCATCACCGGAGCCACGTCCTCTCCGACTCGCGTGCCCGCGAGATAGCTGTTCGCAAGAGTCGCAATGGTAATGGTCTGAGGAGTGGACACCGTGTCGACGGCGGTGACCTGCATCCGCTCGAACTTGTCGCGGTTGATGATCTGGTAGTACAGCCCAGCCTTGAAGTAGGAAGCGTTGTCAACAGGCACGACGACACCCGAGCCCGCGCTCACGTCGGCCTGGGTTATCGCCATATTGGCCGACCAGTAGCGTTTGACTATGCCGAAGTGGAACGCCTGGTAACTCGTTCCTATCCGCACCACCACGACTATGTGATCCAGGTCGGCGTAGATCCAGTAAGGGAACGTGGTTGCGTCCTTCGTCGCTACGTAGTTGTAGCTCGTGGAACCGGCAGGCAGGACTGCCGCCTGAGTGCCCGGGTTCCACCAGAGCGCGTTCCGCACACATACCTTGTCCGCCGTAGCCGCATACTTGTCGAAGAGCAGGTAGATCGTCTCTTTTCCTGACTCACCCGACGAGCCTATGTAGAGGAACGGGTTCGCCGCTCCAAGGTCTTCGGCGAGAACGGTCCACCCGACCGTGCTTACAATGAAGCTCCTGAACTTCGAGAAGAAGTCGGCCGTGTTGCTGGCTATTCCGCTTGTGCTTCTATATGCCATCTCCTACCTCAGATGATCGGGGACTCGGTGCCGGTGAGCCGCAGCTTGATGTCGGTCTTGTTCTGCACTGGCGTGGCCGCAGGCACGGTGATCCGCCGCCAGAAAGAGAGCGTCGTGTTGTGGGCCTTGTTGTTGAGAGCAAGTGACGCGCCCGCGACGGCAGCGTCGAGTTCCGGCTGGTCAGCGGCGAGCTTGACCCAGGACGCTTCGCTCGAACCTACCTCGTCGACGGGCTGTACGGTGAGATCGCTGTATTTGTAGCCGGAGTAAACTTTCGTGCCGGACGAATGGTTGCCCGCGGTAGTGCCACCATATCCTCGTTCGACGGTAAGCTCCGCCGTTCCGCCGCCGCTTGTGATGAGCATCTGCTCGCTGCCAACTATGATGATCTGGCCGTCCGCGAAGCGCGCCTCGGCAAGCTGAATTGTGGTAGTGGCTCCGTCGATAGCGGACGAGAGAGTGGTCTGCTCGTTCGCAAGGTAAAGCTGCCGATCCTTGGATTCCCCGTCAGTCCCGTTGAATACATCCGAGTCGGGGTTCGTGAGGGTGCCCTCGGATATCTGCTGAGTAAGCTCAGCGTCTTTGTAAAGATGGATTGCCATGTTCTCCTCCTAGGCTTCCGGCCACTTGGTGACCGTGTAAAGATTCGCCGCAGCCGTGAAGCCGGCCGCCGCCGATTCCGCAAGGTCCCTCTGCCGGAACGTGAATCTGCAAGAGCGGGTCGAATGGGCGAGCTTCGAGCGGTTCAGAGGCTCCCGCACGAGCCGGAAGACAATGGGTTTTGCGTCCGGCTCTTCGGTCGCTATCTCGCAGATGAACGCAAGCCTCCTCTCCGAAAGCTCGACACCGAGCAGCCGTTCCGTATTCAAGATGAAACCGTTCAGCTTGTGGCCCGATGTGCGCCCGTGCCAGCGGTTAAAGATCACTCCAGCCCGCTCGAAGCCCTGGGCAAGCGTGCTCTGGTGAGCGATCTGTCAGTACGACCACGTGGTCTGTCTCTTTGTCAGCCTATGCTCCGAGTTCAGCAACCTGCGGCCAATGACGAACACATCGTGGATGCGGCCTGTCGAGTGCAAGGCAACTGTTCTCCGCAAGGCCGCAAGGAAGTCGTTTTCCATCGATTCCTGCGACAGCAGCCACTGCAGGAAAAACACCCGCGTTCCCGCCGGATGCTGCGGGGCAAGCGTTTCCCGTATCAATGGCACGATGTTTCTGCTCTCGATCCGGTAGACCCCGAGGCTGTAAAGCTCGCCCGGGAGCTTCGCGCGGGTGACCGCAGAACGCCGGTTCAGGCGCAGCGCGCTTCGGAATGTCTCCTCTATCTCCCCTTGCCAACCGACATTGACAAGCGCGCGCCGGATTGCCGGAATAGACCCTTTGCGTCGATACTGCTCGACGATCTCGGCGATCTCCCGACGCTGGAGGTCCGGGTCGCGCATAGGGTCGAAGCGATAACCGACCAAGGCCGCCAAGAGCGGAAGGAACCGGGGATCACAGGCGTCCACATTCCAGAAATCCGGGAGCCGGTCGATGAGGCTTCTGATCTCATCGAGAGTTGCGGCAGGAATGGAAAGGAAAGCACGCAAGTCACCAGTCATATCCCGCTCGCGATAGATCGGCGGCAGCAGGTCGACGAGCTTTTTATCGAAGTAGCCGCTCATAGCGCCGCCGTCCTCACGTCCAAATGAACCTCACCCAGCGTCGCGATCTGCCCCGGTCGTATCTCGATATCCGTTTGCGGAGAGTTGAGCGTGACGTGACTCACGCCACGGGTCCCATCGAGAAGCGAGACGAGATCCGAGAAGTAAACAGGCTGGCCGAATGACATCTTCTCAAAGGCAAAGAACTCACGAAGCGCCGACTCCACCCGCATGCGGACGGCGTCAGGCCGCTCGGTAGGATAGACATAGACCTCGGCGTCGATATTCACGGGGCGGTAGCTCGGATCGAACAGGTTTACCTCGATGGTGATGACCTTGCGGGACTCGATGAACTCCGCAAGCTCGCTCTTGAGTGTAGGCGAGGGCAGCCCGCCGCCGTCCGGCGCTACGGCCATGTTCACCTGGTAGTAGCGGATGTTGGAGCAGTCGTTGGCGTCGAGCACCTGAGCTTTGGCCACACCCGGAAAGCCCTCCGCGAGCGCCTTGTAGTCGTCCTTGGTGACGGCTTTCCATAGAGAGCGCAGTTCCGCCGGAGCCTGCAGCTTGGCGTGATCCAGAGTTTCGCGGTCGGAGCCACCTGTGGAGGCGATGGGGTTTGTGACCCAAAGATCGATCCGTGCTCCGCTGTGGTAGATCGGGCTGACGATCTCCGTCACCAGCTCCCGACCTATGTTGCCCTCCGAACCCAGGGTTTCGAGATACTCGACAGTGACAATCTCACCGGCAGGCGGAATCGCTCCGCGGACTCCGTCGCCGAAGATGATCCTGGTGACGTCCAGCCCGTCGGTTTCGACTTGGAAGTGCTTCGAGTCCGGCGCGCTGTCGATGAATGACCGCGCTTCTTTCCAATCATCGTCGCCGACGCGGATCTGCATACTGCCTTGGGCGATGACAGTCGAAGAGAGCGCAAACCGCTGGCTGCGCTCGCCGGTCGAGATGAACTCCTCGCTCTTTCGCACACCCTGGCGTGCGCCGACATCTACGGAAAGCTGGCCACGCGGGATTGTCGCGCTTTCGATGGTCTCGAACTCCACGTTCCCGTCGTCTAGCTTGGCTGTGCAGATAGTTCGGGCTGGAATAATGATGTCTTCAGTCATCACGGACGGCAGTTTGAACCGCAGCGTTGTAGTGGCGGCAACCGGCGAATCCAGCAGATAGCCGATGAGCTTGCAGAGGTTGATCACATTCTGCCGCTGCCGGGCCGTTGGGAGGAATGCTTCCGCCGCCTGCGCGTCCAGGTAGTATGCGAGCATATCCCCGACGCCGCAGAACAACTCCAGCAGGACGACACCCAGATCGGACTCGTTGAAGTCGGTCCAGCGGTCGGTAAGCTGGGGAACGCGCGAAAGCAGTTCCTTGCGAAGGGATTCGTAATCCTTATTACTATACGAGATGCTCGCTCTACCCAATTGGAACTCTCCTGATGTCTTCCAATGAGTCCGCAAGGATGTCCCGGCAGAAGGGGTAGACCAGATTGCCCTCAACCTGCGTATCTATCACCCGGTAAGAAATGCGTATATATAATGTATTGCTATCGGTTGCTTCCGGCGACTCGTCAAAGGACACATCCGTCACGTAGACTCGCTTCTCCCATCGCTCGATTGCGTCGATGATGTAGTGCCGGATAAGTCCCTTCAAAACGGAATCGTTCGTTTCGAAGACGAGGTCATTCAGACGTGAGCCGAACTCCAAGTTCATGAACCGCTCCCCCGGGCGCGTCCCCAGAATCTGCAGGATGCTTTCGTGGATGTGCGCGTGGTCCACCGAGGTGACGGTCGAGACCTGCGCGCCGCCGGATCGCTTCGCAAACGCGAACGGAAATCGCAGCCCCTTGCCGAGGAAGTCCGTGCTCACTATTCGTGCTCCTGGCAGTCGAAGCAGACCGCGCCCGTATCGGTGTCGCTGCCATCGCCGGAATCCTGCGGGAATCGGATAACCAAATCTAGGCCGCTTACGAGGGACAAGTGAATCGTCCCGTCGGCTTCTATCATCCCGGCGTGCCCGCTTTCCATTGCACGGAAGCTCTTCGACCCTCCTGAGATGCTTCTTGGTTGAATCTCTTCGCCGACGCCATCGATGCGGCCGATGCCTATGACATTCAGCGTGCCTATCGGATTGGCTATTGTGACAAGCCGTTCGCGCCGCAATACATCCAGCCGAACTCCATCGGCCAGCGTGACCGTGTATCTCCCGTCAGCGGCGAGAGTCGGCTCCACGTCGTGGGGCAGCCCCTCGATACCGCAAGCATCGTGCGTAACAGTTATGGCATCGTTCACCAGACTAAGCTCCGTGCCGCCCGGCAGAGAGACCTTTCCCGCGCGCGACGGGGCGACCGGCTTTGATACGCCGTCTTCGCCGACGGAGACCATTCCTCCGTCCGGCAGGACTCTGAGAAACGACCCGTCCGAAAACGAGAACAACCTGCCGCCGTCGGGAAGATCCCGAATGGTTGTGCCAGTGGGAACCGACCGGAAGGGATGCGCATCCGCATCGTCGTCGAGTCTGCGCAGATACTGGGCGGCGCTTTGTTCGTGCAGGGCAAGAACCCGCTGCGCCTCCTTGCGCATCATTTCGGAGGTGGCAAAGCTCTGCTCCAGAAGCACGCGTATCGCGTGCACCTCATCCCTGACCTCAGCAACAACTCCGGCCAGGGCCATAAGCTCGTAGTGGTTCTCGGACGAGCTTGTCTGTTCGATTATGAGTTGCGGATCGCCGCCTACACCTGCCATCTCAGTACCACCACTTTGGAACAAGTCTTATATTGCCGACATACCAGCCGTCGAACATCTGATATAGCGCGTCTTTAGTATCCCAAACAAACCGCACCGTGACGCTTCGTCCTATGAACTCCCACAGGTCGATCCGCTCGGTTCGCCTGGGGATTACGCAGGGCTGGTTCCAGGCCGGGTAGATCACTGGCGGCGGATTGAAGTTGCGTTTCCAGCGGTTGTCGAAATAGATGTCCAGGCAGTCGTGATTGTGAGCGCCGAAGCTCTCAATCGCGCCCCAGACGTCGAAGTACATCCAGTAGTGCCTGTCGAGATCGAGCGTAAGCGCGAGTTCCCCTTGGACACGGATGTTGCATCCCCACCGGTCGAACCAGTCGGTGAAGTACTTGAAGTGCCAGACTCCACCGCCAAGCTTCTCTACATAGCCGGTCTCGGTGATATCTCTCACGACTGACGGCCCCTGCTCACGGTAGACATCGACCTGCAGATAGCGCCGAGAAACTACAGAGCCATCCCGGATTGCCTCCGCGACTATGACCGCCGCGCCAGACAGCGATCCATACGTAAGCACGCCGTTGGAGACAGCGGCGATGTTGGTATCAGACGAATAGAGCGATACTTCACCCTCCGGGCTTCCAACCACATCCAGTTGCACGGACTTTGCCTGCTGGTCATAGGGATGGATGATTGCCTGCGGGCGAATGTCCCAGTAGACGACTCTTGATTCACTCATATTAGGAGACCGCAATCTCGCTTGCGGCCGCGACCACCTCCGCGATGACATAACGCGCGCTCGTTCTGTCTTCCGAATCGTAAGCCACAATGACCGTCGAGCCGACATTCAGCCCGAGAGTGACAAGGCCGTTCACATCGACGGTGGCCACTATCTCGTCAGCAGATTGGAACTGGACAGTTCCCCTTGGAAGGCCACGAACCGACAGTGGAACCACCGTCCCCAGCGGACTCTTTGAGACCTTGATTGTCTTCGGGAACACATCCCAATACTGAACCTGATCCACGCTCACCTCAGTTGTCTCCCACATTCAGGCTGCCGCTCAATATCACCGCGCCGCATCCCGCGATGTCACCCAGCCTTGCGTTCGGCCTGCCGTCCGTCGCCGTATCCAGGCTTCCGGTAACGATGGGGGTGACGCCGTGCCCCGGTATCGGGCAGACGTGCACGTCGCACATGCGAGCGACCGGCCTGCCGTTCACGAACGCAGTTATCGATCCAGTGATGATCGTTCCGCCGTGGCTGGAGACGTCGCCCAGTCTTGCCTGTGGTCGCATTCTTCAGCGCCTTCCGAAGTAGTTGATGACCGCGCTTATGATGCCGCTCACTATCCCGCCGATGGTCACAACCAACCCTGCGATCTTCCACATCGTATCGACGCCAACCTTGCCGCCAAGCCCAGTGTTGAGTTCCCTGATCTGTTCCGCGTGCCGGGAAAGCTCATCGTTTATGCCCCGGACGATCAGCTCGACGTTCTCCTTATCGGACTTCTTCTCGATCTCTCGCTCGATGTGTTCCAGACGGTTTTGTATATCCCGCCTATGGTCTTCGAGTATCGAGCGGAACTCGGCCCGCCATGCGTCGAAGGTCTTCGCGAGAAGCCTTTCGCTTTCCACCCAGCCGCACTTCGTCGGGCCCTGGCGCTGGCTATCATTCACGGATTCCTCTCCTTGAGTCATGGGTTGATGAGCACCTTTCCGGTCGAGCGCACGACGATATGTCCGGTCGCTCCGTCCATGATCACCTTGCTTCCCGTCCTGTCTTTGAGCCTGATCTGTTCACCACCCGCTGAGGAGATGACTCGCACCTCCTGCGTGCCACCTAGCCCCCAAATGCCGATGCTCTCTCGGCCCTTGGTCGTGTCGATCAGTATCTTCTGCCAGCGCGATCGGGTCTTGTCGCAGGAGACGATATGAATCTTCTCCCTATCCTGCCACGCCTCAAGTCGAAGGAACTGGCGGCAGGCGTCCGTCACTTGAACAAACGCTTTGCCGCCTTTGATATCCCGCGCGATATCGATCTGTTGACCGCCCGAACCAGCACCCGCTTGGCCGTCGCCCTCGCTTGACGCAAAATCGTGCGCCCCGCGCCGCCTAGAATTCGCAACCTGGACCTCCCTCTTGACCGGGCAGTGCATGTGCAGGATCTGGCCTGCCCTGTCTATGATCTTCAGAAACTCCTCTTCGTCCCGGTCGTCCATCACTATGGTGTGGCCGGTCTCCGTCTTGACGAGCACCTTCCTGCGTGGGCAGTAGAATGGCGGATGAGCGTGGAACTTGCCGTGCTCCTTGTTGTCGGCCGAATCCGAGGCATGCTCGTTCTTGTCTTCGCAGTCAAGGCAGGTCGCACTTGAGCAGAGCCGTTTTGACTCCTCGGGCTGTTCGCCTGGGTTGGACTTCGCGAGCCACACGCCTGTCCAGATAGGATACTGGAGATCACCGCCCTCGAACTCCGCCCAGACGCTAGCTCCCTCTTCGGGCACGAGGAACGTGCCGACATCGTCGTTGCCTCCGTATGGAAAGCAAGGCCACGCCCAGTCCGACCAGTTCTCCTCGCCAAAACCAAGCACAGCGGGAATCTCAAGTTTGAGCCTGCCGAGCCGCTCGGGATCGTTGTTGTCCCGAACGAAGGCGCGATACTTGCCGTACCACTTGTCCTTGTAGCGTTCCTCGTGCTGTTCGTCCTGGAAGGGAAGCGCCACTTAGATGCCCCTGAATATCTCTCGAACGATCTTCCAGCCGCTCTTTGGAGGGGACTTCTTCGGGTCGGCCTTAGCCACGGAATCCCTAAGAGCGTCCTTGGCTGCTGCGGTAAGACCAAGCTCTGTCCTGGCGACACCGGACTTCACCTCGTGAGCGCCAATACGCTCGATGACGCCGACAACCGCGTCGAGCGCGGCTGCCTGCGCCTTGCCCCATGCCGTCAGCTTGACGACCGCGATGAGCGCGACGAGAAAGGCCACAAGAACCTCACGGTTCTCCAGCACGAACCTGACTACCTGATCTATCTGCATTTACCTGACCTCCTGATTAGTTGCTGAGTACCTTGCCTGTGTTGGCGTCGATTCGGACCATCTTCGGCTTCGGTTTCACCGGCTTTGCGGTTTGGGATTGCCTGACCTGAGTCGCAGACCCTGCTCGGATCACAGCGCGTTTCTTTGGCTGTCGAGGAGCTTCGTATTCGTTCTTTTTGACCTTGACCTCAGCCGCCTTGGCTCCAGCGCCTTTGCCGAGTGCGTTGCGCTTGAGCTTTAACTCGCAGGAATAGCCGTCACCGAAGATGTGCCGGACGGAAGTGCAGTAGTAAGCGCCGGAGAACTTCCGTCCCACTCCGCGAATCTCGATGTTCTGCTTTGCGTGAAGAGTCGGAATGCCGATGGTGACAGCGGTCGCTTCCACCTGCCGAAGCTCGGCTTCTTTGAAGTGCCCCTCGGCTTTATCCTGAGCCGGTTCCTGACGAGGCTCCTCGTAAAAGCCCTCTGACCGCTCGAAGCTCTGAGCAATCTTGCCGGATTCCTGCTTGCGGAACTTGCCTTCGCCGGTATTGCCGTCGGCAAGATATGTCTTCTTTCCTAGCGACGTCCGGCCGGAAGTGGTCGCGTTGTTGGCCGCATGTTCGACGTGTGCTTTCTTGCGTGGATCGACGCCGACTGCCCTCGTCTCCGTCCCTGCGCCTTTCACACCCTGCGATTGGGTGGAGGGAGTGAACGACCGCAGCACGCCCTCGCGGTCGGTGAAGTACTCCAACGCCATCGCCGCGCGCGATTCGAGCTTCCTTGGATGGAAGTGCAGCTCGTCATCTTGGACATAGAACACATAGCCCGTGACTCCCTTGCCGTCACTGTCACGGCTCTTGGCCGCCATGGTTTTCAGAAACTGGGCGTCGGAAAGATTGCCCTGCGCCACACGCAAGTGTCTGCCGACGGTCTTTGTCACCACAGGAGTCAACCCATGCTCTGCCGCGATCTCCGAGTACAGAATCCCGGGAGCGGGCTTCTGCCAGATTCGCTGAATCTGCTTGCCCGCGAGCTTGTGCCCCTTGTCGAAAGCCTTGATCTTGATCGTCGGCTCGCCGGTCTCCGGGAAATCGTAGTCTATCTCCTTGATGACGGCGATCTTCCTTGGCGATAGGTCATCGACATAGCCGAACCGGGCGGCAATCTCGTTACCTTCCTGAAACAGCGGATCGTCCACGAACTGGAGATACCGGTCCGTGATGGTAATCTCCATCACGTCCATCTCCTCTTCGTTATCCTCGAAGACAAACGAGGTTATCTCGTGGGTGATGTCCTTGGAGAGCCGCTTGCCCTCGATCTCTATGATGAATGTGGGCTGATAGTCATCCAGTTGCATCGCCGGTTATCCAAGTGTCCTCCACTTGATATTTACTGGCGGGAGAAGCGGCGTGCCGGGATTCTTTGGTGCAATCGCAAGCACCGACTCATCATCTACGGCGGGTAACTTCTGCTTAATGCTGAGCTTGACGAAGTGATGTTGGAAGCGTAAGATGCCAGTCAGGCGGGCATAAGGCTGATCGGCCTGTAAATAACGCCCGGGGAGGTAACAGTGTAGCCAAACAGAAAGGAGCAACATCATGATTCGTGCAACCAGAACAGTGTCGTTAGGGTTTCTGCTGCTCGTGCTCTTGGGATTCGCGGTTGGTGCTCACGCAGCCCCGGCCCAA